TGGAGTTTACTACGAGTGACAAGGGTCAGGTTGAGAAACCTTTTGTAGATCTTGAAAATACTACTTTCCTCAAGAGAACGCGAAGGTTCTCCACACTGCTAGGGAGATTGGTATCACCTTTAGAAGTTGATTCAATCTACAAAGCACTTCAGTGGTCTATGCCATCTAAGGTAGTCAACGCCCTTATGCAGGATATATCTACAATGAATTCGTGTATTCGCGAAATGATCTTTCATTTGGACGATCTTGCGAAACTGGAGTTCGCTAGAGAAAGCTTGTGCGAATGCTTGTCTCGGTACCACCAGGTACCGCTTGGCGAAATTCTCACACTGTGCCCGCCAATACGCGAAGTGGTGAGCCAATTATGTTCGGGAAACATGCCTGTAACCGAAGGAAGACAGGAGACTCAAGAAGAGGATGTTGTATTCGAATCGCAAAGCGTTTCAACAGAAAGTACTGAGTTAGAGTTATATACTCAAACCTTTGCCTCCATTCCTCGAGCTTTTGGTCGAGCGCGGGGTCTTATTCAACGACCAACTGAAGAGATGATTAAAGAACTGAATGTGATCAAAATGGAGTTCGAGAAACTAGGACATCCTTGTCCTGGTTATACATTCCATCAGATCAGAAGAACTGGAATTTACGGAACTAACATTGAGTTCCGTGGTGCTGTGAACCATTATTTCCGAATGAGAGACAAGATTCGGGCTTTGACTTCTTCCATAGAGAGAATAGAGTCCATGTGTGAAAGCAAAGCTGTCTTTGAGTCCGATATGGGAGAGATGAGTTCCGGGAAAATCGGATCGGAGACTAAGGAAAATATTGAAAACGTTCAGGACGTAAGCGGAGAAGCTACTAAGGTGATTGCGACCACCGCTCGATCCATTGATGTGTCTGATGGAGGTTTTTATAGCATGGATCGTTTCGTAGAAAGACCCATTACAGTAGCTACGCTTTCTTTAGCAGACGCTGCAGATTTGACCTACTCTGTTGACCCTTGGAGCGCTTTCTTTTCAGAACCGTCTGTTCGAGCGAAAATTAGGAACTTTGCGTATTTCAAGGGAACATTGGTTTTGAAGATAACAACGAGTGCAACGCCGTTTCATTACGGTCGCATTCAGGTGTCTTATAAAGCCTTGATGGAGGCCAACGCAAGGAAAGCTTCCTTGGAGACCGATCTGTTGACAGCTAACAGATTCGCTTCGCTAACATATCTTTCGCAATCTCCACAGGTGTTAGAAATTAATGTGTGTGACAACGAACCAGTTGAGATGCGGATCCCCTTCATTTGTCCGGCTGGGATGGCGCGCTTGTTTAACAAGAGTGCCCTCATTCTACCTGCCGCAACGGATTATGACGATATCTCTTCCCTAGGAGTGCTGTACATCAACTCTTTAGTAGCACCAAGGTCAGCTTCACCTGCGTACACTCCTGTGTCAATGTTCATCTACGCTTGGTTAGAGGATGCAACATTCTCTGGTACAACTGGAACGGTATGTGACATTGTCTCAGAGTCCAAAGTTGACGAGCGAAGAACCGGACCTGTGCAAAAGTTTGCCTCTAACGCTGCGTTGGTGTCAGGAAGTCTAACAAACGTTCCTGTTATAGGGCCATTCGCACAAGCAAGCAAGATGGCCTTTGATGCTGCTGCGGGTATATCCGCCTTGTTTGGCTTTTCTAAGCCGACCATGGAGGATGGATTTCGCAGAGTAAAAAATGATTGCTACCAAAACGGAGCACTAACCATAGGGTATGATAGTGGGAAGAAAATTGTTCTGGACCCACTTCAAGAGGTTACTGTGGATGGTTCGGATTGTGGTAGCAACACTGACGAAATGGTGATTCAGCATCTGGCATCGCGGCGGTCGTTGCTGGGAGTGTTTGACTGGGAAACTACAGACGTGCCTCAGTCTGCTCCTATTTTTGAGGCGCCGGTAACTCCTACGTTTTGTCAGAAAACTTTGCAAGGTCTTGGACCTGCGTATCTGATCCATCGGACATCGTTGTGTGCTGCAGCGGCTCCTTTTAGGTTTTGGAGAGGATCTATTACTTATACTTTTGTGGCGGTTTGCTCCAAGTATCATAGGGGCAAGATTGCTATTAAGTTTGATCCAAACATTGCTCAAGCAGTCGTAATAGACACAGTTGTTGATCTAAACAAGCAGTCCCAGCTGTTGTGGGATCTTCAGGAAACTCAAATGGTTCAAGTATGTGTGAACTGGGCTTTTCCCAAGCCATGGTGCAGAGTGTTGGATCCGCTAGATAGTACCGACTTTGCAGGTATTGGTCTGTTAGGACCTACGCTTGTGGAGATGTGTAACGGATACATCTCTGTCACACCTGTAACGAGATTGCAATCCCCCGATGACAGTAGTATTAAGATCCTGATGTACGTTCATTCCGATGACTTAATGGTTAATGTACATGATGGACTTTATGCTCCTATCGAGTATGCTACTCCTGAGTCAGATTATGGCGATGAAGTCACCTGTGTGGACCTGAACCCCCCTAACCACAATGTTGGTGATATATCCAAGGTTCATTTTGGAGAGTTGCCTGTCTCGTTTCGCGCGTTGGGTAAACGTTACGTCACTCAGAAGAACTTGGAGTTGGGTAGCGCCGGAGTGAACCCTTATCTAGAGATTCTACAAGTTAACTATCCTATTGTTGATCCTCCAATGGGAGGTGGCACTCAGATCTTTCCAGGTGTCACACATATCTATAATTACTTGCGTCCAATGTATCTGGGAATCCGGGGAGGGATGAAATTTAGGTACATTTTTGAGGGACTGAATTTTAGAGTAGGTTCTCTCATCCGCGTCAAACTAGAAAGATTGTCGGATGATCAGAGTGAGTTGTTTAAAATGGGGGTAGTATCGACTCGGAGTGACGCAACACCCATGGGGGGGGTGATATTTATTCCCTCAACTAACGCCGGAATAGAATTTGAAGTACCGGTGTATATGAACAACAAGTTCGGGATATCTTTTTTGTAGGATTTTTTCCCGAGCACGTTGTCAACAATCGAACCCTTCTTAGGAAGGAAACATGCTGTCAGGTCACTATGTGACTCTGAAGCGGGAGCCAGAGCGGTGGTAGACATTGCCTTTGGAGACGATTTCAGCCTTTTTAGGTTTGAAGGAGCTCCTCCATATCTGGCTTCCTAAGTCGAGTAGCGACTATAAATAAAAATGTGGCCTTGCCATATTCTACATGATTTCGATTGCGGGGCCCAAACTGCATGACCCCA